TCGGGGATCCGGTGCCATCGTCCACCACGACATAGAAATAGCCGTTGTCAGTGGTGCCGTCGTACTTCTCGTTCTCCACCAGCTGATGCGTCAGGTTCTGCTGCAAGGCGTCAGCGGCGTAGCCCACGGCGTCCTTGGTCGCCTTCTCCAGGCTGGCGATGTAGTTCTGGAACCGCGTGCGGAAAGCGTCGTCCGTTTCGGCGTCAATACCGCCCGCCATCGGTGAGGCGTTGGTTACGGTGTCCGCGCCCGGTACCGCGCTGCTGATGGTGTTGATCTCGCCGGCCAGCACATTGCCGGCGGCGCCCGCGACGTCCGCCTGCACCGCGACGTTCACCGAGGAAACCCCGGAATCCATAATGTACCGCTGATCCGCGGCGTCATAGTGTGCGTTCGTGGTGTCCTCCACCACGCTGAACGTCTGGGAGCCGTCCGCCGTCTGCACCTGCGTGCCGACAGGGATATAGACGGCTGACGCGCCGGCCGTGAATCGCGCGAAGGTCACGGTCCCGGCCGCGGCCACCGCCGCCAGTCGCGTGAGGCCATAGTCGTCCATCCAGCTGTCCAGATCGGCGCCGGAGCTCGTGGCCGCCCGGGTGGTTGCCAGGAGCGCGACAATCAGACCCTGGAGCCACGTCACGACGCCGGCGACGCCCTCCACGATGGCCAACAGAACCGATCCCACCGTGAAGTCCACGAGGGCCGATGACTTGGCCTGGATAGCCGCCACCATGTCGCGGACCAAATCGGTGAAGCTCTTGCTGTTCAATGCCATGCTACGGGCTCACGGTGAAGGTCAAGACTTGCGGCGTGTTATTCGCCGCTTCGGTGAACTGGATGGAGCAGTAGAGATCGTCACCCGACGGTTTCAGCGTCACCACCGGCGCGGGCGACTGCGCCACCGCCTCCTCCTGCAGGACCTGGCCGGTGATGGCCGCCTTGATCTCGCGCAGCCGGTCCGGCGACATAGCCGCGCCCACGTCGGCGGGCACGCCGGCGCCGTAGCCTGGATGCCAGAGATAGGTCTCGGGCGCGGTGATCAGCCGACGCAGCAGACGCTGCTTGGTGCGCACGCTGGCGTCCACCGGCAACAGGTCGCCGGTCGGACCGACGCCTATGTCCTGCCCGAAGGTCTGGTCGATGTCGTTCATGCTCAGATCGTCTGTGTCGGCGCGCTCGTGGACCCGCCCTGCGGGTCGACATGCGTGTGACCGTTGTAGGTGAGCCGGAAGTTGGACATGCTGAACTGGGAGCCAAGCCCGGAGAACATGATGACGTCGCCGCCGGACACGATCTCAGTGTCGCCGGTCACGGTTCCGGTCGCAGTCAGGTCACCGTCTACATTGATGGGCCCGGTGTGGTTCCACACCGTCGCTTGGCTGACGATATTGCCGCCGGCTGTGACGTTGAGGTCACCGGAGGTCGTCAGATCCACGGTGCCGTCGTTGTTGAACTTGAGCGCGGATCCGGATTGATGGATAAGCCAAAACTCACCGGGGACTGCCCCGAGTGGACGCTGTTGGTTGCTATACAGGCGCCCGATCACCACGCCGGCGTCCAGGCTGCCACCCTCGAACAGGACCACAACCTGATCGCCCGGGGTGGGCGGCGCGAATAGCCCCCAGCTATTGCCGATCCACGGGCTCGCCACCGGGAGCCACCCGGTCTCCACGTCCTCCGGCATGACACGAACCTTGGCCGCGTACTTGTCCGGGTCGTAGCTGCTCACCAGCCCGAGCCGGGGCATGGCCTGCCCCGCCGCCATCATGGCCGCCTGCTCCTTGATGGCGTTGATCAGGCGCTCCATTACAGCGTCACCATGCTGTGCGTCGGGTGGTTCTTCGCGGAGACCTGCATCGTGTATCCGTCCTCTAGGTCCATGTGGCGCAGCACCTGGTTGACGTAGTACCGCTGGTCGAAGTCAGTGCCGGTGCCTTTCAGCTGCAGCATCGTGCGCGGGGTCAGCAGGTTGTCACCGGGCAGCGTTGCCTCAAGGCGCAATTCGTGGGCGCTCAGTTCCTTGAGCAATGACTGCGCCTTGTCCAGGGCCTGCTCCGGCGTCAGCCCGGGGATCGTGTAGCTGTAGACCTGCGCGTTGCCGACCGGCTGAGGAAGGCCGCTGAGCTTGGTCTTGGCCGTGTGTGAGGCCGTGGCCGTCTTGGTGAAGCCGGTCATTTGCAGCGCCGACCAGCTGTGCACCTTGACCACGATGTCCTTGGCCAGTGTCAGATTCCGGGACAGTCCGAGCCGCATGCCATTGAAATAGCGCGCGCCGTCATGCCCGGTGGGCGGCGTCCACTCGAGCACGTATGGATCTGAACTCGGTGACGTGGCCGGCTCGAAGTGCAGGTCCCGCCCCTTGACGTAGACGCTGAATCCCTCCTTTTGCGCCAGATAGGTCAGCAGGTCCCACTCGGACTGATCGGCCTGGACGTGCACATGGTCCATTGTGTAGTAGGTGCCGACCTTCTTGCTGGTCTTGGTCACCTTCGGCGTCAGCCCGTGCTTCTTGGCCAGGGCCGTGGCAATGTCTGATGATCGCTGATTCGGCCACTTCTGTGATGTCTTAGAATCCACGAACAGGGACGTCAGATCGCGCCCGCTGAGCCCGATCGTGCCGGCCGCGGGATCCACCGCCATGTCGTCAGCCGTCCCAAGGATGATTAGGTCGAGCTCGTCTGCGGCGAAGCGTTCTGGGTCAGCCGGAAAGCCGGCCAAAACCTCCACCTTGAACGCGGTTTGGCTGCTGAACCATGTCCAGTCATAGGACGCCGGCAGCGCATACAGCGCCAATGTGACGTGGAAGGTGTCGGCCTGATAGTAGCCGTTGTTGTTCACCTCCCATTCGGTCCAGGGCAGCACCTGGCCATTGATGCGCACAAGCGCGCGCGGGGCCCGCGCCGCGCCGGTGACCGGCAGTGTATTGATCATGCTCCTACCCTGCTCAGGCCGGCGGAATGGTCAGCGTGTGGGTCCCGGTCAGCACCGGATCGGTGAGCCCGTTCGCGGCAGCAATCTGCTGCCACTTGCTCGCGTCCCCGTATACGTTCGCGGCGACTGAGTACAGAGTTCCGCCGTTGACGGTCACCGTCTTGGGCGTGTCACCCTGGTTGGCCGTGCTCACGTTGGTGGACATGCGCGCCATCGTTGACCGAAGCGCATACAGATCGGCGGACTGCGTTTGGGCCGTGACGTTGGCCGTCAGTTGGGCCGCCTGTTGAGACAGCGGGTTGTTCGGCACCACGCCGCCGAGCGTCGTTACGGTTTGAAGGGTGTTGCCGGTGGCCGCGATCAACGTATCCACCCGCTCCTGCACCGCCTTGATGGGTGCCAGCACGGAATTGATGGTGGCCTGCGTCGCCTTGGCGAAACTCGAAACGGCGGAGATCGCCGTATCCAGGGTGTCCAGCAATCCATCCAAGGTGCTGTCATTGGAGGACGCCGCTTGGGTCTTGGCGTTCGCCAGGTCCTGCGCCACGGCATCGTCAATGCTCTTGATGGTGGCCGAGCCGACCCGGGCCGTGTTGTCCTTCACCACCTCGAGGTGGATGCTGTACGGGATCCAGTAGAACCGCTCGAACCGCGGGCGGAAGGCCTTGATCACGCACAGATAGGAGAAACCGCCCCAGGTGACGGTGACCGGCTGGCCGTTCGCCCGCAGGCCGTCTAGGTAGCGCGCCCGTGGCTCCGCGTTCTGGCCCCGGAATATCCCATGCCAGCTGAGCGGCGCGTCCGACCGGCCCATGGCGTCGACCACGCGCGCCCCGCCGACCAACTGGTGCACGGCGAGGGACTGATCGCCACCGAACTGGATGTCCTCCGGTATTTCCGTGTCCTCGAATGTGAACACGAACCCATCAGGCCCGGTGATTTTCAATTTGACGTCAGACATGGGCTACTTGGTCACGGCAAAGGAAGGCGCCCCGAGCGCGGGCAGACCGAGACTTGGATCCATTCGCGAGGTCGGCCCCGGGGGAGCCTTTGATGCGGCCTCGCCCATGTGCTTTGCGATCACCTTACCGACGCGCTTCCCATCCAGGAACACGTCACCGGCCTTGTTACCGTGGCCGCCGTTCATGTGGCGCGAACGGTATATCTCGTGCTCGTGCTCGAAACGCAGCCCCTTCTGGGCCTCACTGTCACCGAAGAACGCCAGCACTGAGGCGATGCCCTTGCCGATCGTGTGGTCCGCCTTGGTGCCTTTGATGCTGTGCTTGTAGATGTAGCTGCCGGCCTTCCAGCCGGCATAGGCCGCGAGCAAGACAGGGACAGCCTTGCTCAGGGTGGCCACCAATGTGGTCGACACCTTCCCGATCGTGCCCAACGCCCCGCCGAGGCCAGTGAGTGAGGCCGCAATGCTGCCGCCCTCCAGAACCATACCCAGGCCCTTGAACGCGAACGTGAGCATGCGAATGGAGCCGCCGACGAGCATGGCCGTGAACAATGCGGTCAGCCCGTAGGCCATAGCCTTGGCCGCGCCGGCATTCTTGTGCATCCAGGTCGCCAGGTGATTCAGGCCGTTTGCCAGCGTGCCCAGCACTTTGACCAGCACCGGAACGAGGCTGACCGTGAATGCCGTCTTGAAGTTCTCCCATTGCGCCCCGAAGGCCTTTTGTATCGTGTTCGGGTCGTGAGACAGGGCGAGCCGATAGGCCTCAGTGGTGGACAACGTGCCGCGGATATTGCGCTGGTCACGGGTGAAGTTGACCGGCTTGTAGGCAAACTCAGCGATCAGGTTGGACGCCAGCTGGTTGCCGCGGGTGATCTCCCCGACGTGCTTCATCAACTGGTCCTTGGTCATGTGCCCGTACTTGCGCTGCAGCGCGGGCACGAGGACCTTCTGCACCCACAAGAACGGGTTGGCTGCTGCCAAGTCCGCGTCCTTCATAGCGCCCACCGTGGTCCCGCTGGTGGTCGTTTGCAGAGCCGTGCTGGGCTTTACGAGCCCGAGCGAGATGAGCGCCGGCAGCGCCTTGCGGTTGATATACCCCTGGTTACTCCACCGATAGAACGCGGCCATCATCGGGCCGACGCCGCGCGAGCCACCGCCCCCGCCGTGCATCGTCGCGTTCTCCTGGATCAGCGTCGGCAGGATCTCGTATTTGAACTGATTGGACAGCCGATACTTGGCCTGGCGGGCGTACTGGAATGCGCTCTTGAAGGCCTCCGGCGTGACGCGACCCTGAGTGGCGATGATGACCTTGGCCATCATCTCCGCCTGCTTGTCGAACATCTTTTTGTTCTGGGCGGCGCCGATGATGTCCAGGGCCTTGGCCATGGAGTAGGCCAGGTCCTTTGAGTTGCCGCGGATCTGTCCTTCCGACGAGGCCGCCAGGACCGCCTGGATGCGCGAAATGATGGGCAGCGCCATCTTCGCTTCTTCCATGTTGCCCAGAACGTTGCGCAGGTCCAGCAGGGAACGCAGGTTCTCCGTGACCGAAGTGGTCATGACGCGGCCGGTGTTCTTCCAGGCGTCGGCGGTCGCTTCGGCCATGGCCTGATGTTTCAGGCCCGCCATGTTCATGATGTTAAGCTGGTGGATGTACTCCTTGGCCGGCTTCATCATGTGGCCCATGATGCCCAGCCCCACCGCGCCGCCACCGGCCACCGCACCGGCGATCATCATCTTGTGGCTCAGCCGGTGGATATCCTTGAGCTTTCGCTGCAGCCGGTCCGCCTCCATGTTGGTATGGGCGAATCTACGAGAAAGCCCCAATAATCCACGACTTACGTTTTCCGCCAGGGTCAAGCGGATGCCGACTTTATAGGCTTCAAACATGGCGGATTGCTCTCGTGGAAGGATTCGGGTCTATAATCGGGGAGTGAGACGCCGCGACCGCATACGGGAATGGTTCGCTGACCGGATTCCGTGGGTGCAATACCCGAACATCCGGCCACAGCGCGCGCCGCGTGCCCAGAATCCGATCCCGATTGAGTGGCGGTGGACCTATGGGCTGCTGTTCGGCTTGGCCGCCCTGCTGTCCCTGGCGATCCTGGCCGGTGTGGCCGTGGTCCTGATCGCCCTGTTCTGGCCCTATCCCTACTACTGACCCGGAGATTTAACGATGAAACGGATTGCCCTGCTGCTCGCGCTCACCCTGGCAACGGTCTGCACGCCGGTGCTCGCCGCGGGCGCTATTAGCGAGATCAAGGTCTGCCGCCGGCCGGGCCTGTATGAAATGATGGACCACAAGAGCGTCGTGATTCCGAAAGGGGTACGGTTCGTGAACGCCGGTGACAGTGTGCGCGTCGCGGTGACCACGACGAAGCGCGCCGTCCTTGGACCGAAACCGGAGTGTGCGAAGGTGGCGGCGAAGGTCACCACCGGCAAGCATCCGACCGGCGTCCTGGTGGCCGCGTTCAGCACCCCGGGCGCCACCCTGCAGGCTACCGTCGCCGGAGGGTTCCAGTAGCTAGTCCTCCGCCACCGCCTCCATGTCGTAGCCGAGGGAGTGGTGGATAAAATCCCCGCCCACGATGCCGGCCACCGCTGACGCGGCCAGGATTCGGCCGACCTTCTTCTTGGTGCGATACGCCGCCGGCCCGAGATAGGGCCGCGCCGGTACGCGCCGCGTGCCGAGCTCCATCCAGATCGCAATGTCCCCGATGTCGGTGCCCCGCTCGTCCACGTCACCCTCCTTGACGCCGATCATGGCCTCGAAGGCCTCCACGGTATGGGTGATGTGGTCTTTCAGTTCGCCGGAGCGATAGAGGGGGTCATTCGGCGTATAGCCCAGGCGCTCGCGTTGAGCCTGCGTCGATTCCGCCAGCGGCGCCCATGCCGGAAATGGGCCGACCGCGGGCTGGTAGTGGCCGATCTGCTTCTTGGCCGCCTTCTCCACAATCTCCGCTGCATGCCCCAGTCCCTTCTGGATCTCCACGGCCTCAGTGGCCGCGACCTCTGCCAGGTGGATGGCGAACTCAGATAGGGACATTTCCCTCATTACTTCGGTGGCTCCTTGAAGGCAAACGTCCGCCAGTCGAACTCATTGCCCTGAAATTCGCTGAACACGATACAGAAGGCTGTCCGGTCGACGTCGCTCAGGCGGAACGCCGTGTCGAAGGGGACACCATTGTGGACGAGGAACAGCGCCTCTCGGATGGGCTCGTGGGTCGCTACTTTTTTATGGTCTCTTTGGCCGCCTCCGGTTCGACCTCGCCCCACGTTTCCATGACCTTGACAGCCACCGCGCCGACGCCTTCCTCGTCCAACCGCTGGATCAGCGCCTCGAGTTCGCGCTTCGTGCTGGGCGTAGGCACCGGCTCGCCGTCAATCGCTGTGACGTATATGAGCGGCAGCACCATGCTCATATAGGTTTGATTCGCGGCGGTCTCACCCAGCATTTCGACCATGCGGAACTGCGCCAGGACACCGGGCTTGCGCAGGGTAATAATGCGGCCGTTTGCATCTTCGGCCAGCACTTCCTCCTGCGCTTTCTTGACGAGCTCGTCCGACGGAGATTCGCCGGCGGTCTCGCCGTTTTCGGGCTTGATTGCTTTGACGTTGAGGTCTGGCATTAGGATACCTTGATACGACGTTCGGCGGCCCAGGAGATCTTCATCTGGATCGTGTCGTCGCCCTTCGCGTTGCCCGCGTCATCCAGACGGAACATAACGCCAGTGTAACGATACTGATTCACCTGTCCGTCGGGCTCAGTAATGGTTTCCGTGATGGTCGACGGGCCGGTGCCGATGCCGGAATAGTAGTCAGATTCCAGCTGGGCGAAGTAGTCATCGAGCACGCTGTCTTTGCGCTCAATCTC